GCAAAAGGTACAGGGGCTGGAACTTCTGGTGCATTAGCACAAGACGTAAACTTTGGTGTTATCGTAGCTGGTCAAGACGATGCTGTTGCTTCTGCTGAGCAGATCAACAAGGTCGAGAACTATCGTGACCCAGATTCATTCGCGGACATCGTGCGCGGCATGCATTTATATGGCCGCAAGATTCTTCGCCCAGAAGCATTAGTCACAGCGCACTACAACGCTGCGTAATAAAACTTAATATTGGGGCTGGTTTTATACTAGCCCCTTTATGTACATTTAAAACCTTTTAGGAATTAACATGGCGACTTATATAAATCTAGTTAATGAATTACTTCGTCGTCTTAACGAAGTTGAGATTGGTGAATCTGATTTTTCCACAACTAAAAATGTTCAGTCTCTAGCTAAGGATGCTGTTAATTCTTCTATACGTGAAATACTACAAGATGCACAAGAGTGGCCTTTCACTCTAGTAACATATCAACATACGTTATCCTCTGGTACTAGCACGTATGATTTTCCTGCCGATTATTCAAAAGCTGATTGGGAAACTTTTTATCTAACAAATGCAGAGTCTGCTCAACCTGCACATCTACCTAGTATTTCTTATGAAAGTTATGTGTCAGAAAAAAGAAGTATAGATGATGTAGCTGGTGTAAATGGTTATGGCATACCTACTACTGTATATAAAACACAGAACACTAAGTTTGGAGTTACACCTCCTCCCAATGCTTCCTATGTCATAGAGTATAGCTACTGGAAGTTCCCTGCAGATCTAACACTAAGTAGTGACGTTTGTATTATACCTGACAGATTTAGACACGTAGTACTTGATGGTGCTATGATGTACTTGATGCACTTTAGATCTAATGAACAGTCTGCTCAGTTACATGCAGATAAGTTTAAAAAAGGCATAAAGACTATGCGTAGACTATTAGTAGATACTAAAGATTACTTAAGGTCTACTGTAATAAACAGAGCAGGAAACTCTTTCTATAAGAATGATGTCTAGATGGTAGATAAACTTAATACATACCTGTCAGTTTGTGCTTGAGGGTTGATCACTAATGTAGATCCCTTGACACAAGCTTCAAACTTATCAGGTAGCGCTATACGTATGATTAACTATGAACCTGCCTTAGCTGGTGGTTACCGTCGTATTAGTGGTTATTCTAATGATTATGGTACTGTTCCAGGTACAGGTGCTGTACTAGGCGTAGCAGTAAATGGTAATTTAGACGATGGTATATTTGCATGTAGAAAACCTACATCAGGCCATGACTATTTATACAAGTGGCAGGACTCCAGTAATTCTTGGGTAGCTATACCTGAGGCTGGCAATCCTAGTATGACTAATGTTAGTAGAGTAAGGTTTACTAGCTTTAACTGGTCAGGTGAAGTACTACTTCTTACTGATGGTATAAACCCTGCAGCTGCATATAATGGTACTGCATACACACAGATAACACACGCACAAGCTCCAAACAACCCTAAGTATTCTGAAGAGTTTGCATCTCATTTATTTCTGTGTGGGGATTCTTCTGAGCCATACAACCTATACTTTAGTGCTCCATTAAATTATTCTGATTTTAGCCCTGCTAATGGTGCTGGTGTTATTAATGTAGGCTATACTATAACAGCAGTTAAAAAGTTTCGTAATCAATTATATATTTTTGGTTCTAATAATATTAAAAGACTAACAGGTAATAATTCGTCTAATTTTATATTAGAAAATGTTACTTCAAATATGGGTTGCCTTGCACCTGATTCTGTGGTAGAGTTTGGTGGTGATTTACTTTTCTTAGGACCTGATGGTATACGTCCTGTTTCTGGTACTGATAAAATTGGTGATGTTGAACTTGCTACTGTATCTAAAGAGATACAATCTATATTTGATAATTATTATCTATCAGAACAAATAGAAGATATAGCTATTGTAGTACTTAGGAAAAAGTCACAGTTTAGATTTTTCTTTAAAAACGATTCGTCTTTATCTTTGATAGGTGGTATACGTAAGAGTCAAAATAAACAAAGTATTTTTGAGTATAGTCAGCTTACTGGTATTGAAGCAAATTGTGTAGATAGTGGATACATAGGACAATTTGAACATGTGATACATGGGGATGGTTCTGGTAAAGTACACAGACAAGAAAAAGGTAACAATTTTGGTGGTAACTCTATATTTAGTTTATATCAAACGCCTTACTACTATATGGAAGATCCAGAAATACGTAAGGTAATACATAAAGTAAACACTTATTTAAAATCAGAAGGTGATACAGAAGTTTTTGTTGGTGTATCTTATGACTACGATGACACAGGAACAAGCAATCCTACTAACTATGAGTTTACTACAGAGGGTGCGGCTTCAATTTATGGTACAGCTATATACGGAGCAGGTGGTATATATGATGGTAATCCCTCACCTAAAACACTTACAAATATATCTGGATCAGGTAATTCTGTTTCGATAAGTTACGTTACGAATAATACAAATGCAAGTCATACTATACAGGCAGTAGCCTTGACGTATGAAAAAGCCGACAGGAGATAATACTTTGGCAGGTTACGTAAGACAGTCTTCAGCAGACATAATACCAACAGCTACACTTCGTGCAGCACCTATTAACGCCGAGTACAACAAACTCCGTGATGCATTTGCAGTGTCTAGTGGACACAAACACGATGGCTCAACAGGAGAAGGTGGATACATTCCGCTTATCGGTGATGTTGATGCATTAAACAAAGTTGTTATAAACACTGCTACTAATCAAGTAGGTGTCTTTGTAGAGGTATCTTCAGCCGCAGTAGAACAAATACGCTTCTCTGATGGGGCTATTATACCTGTAATAACTAATGATATAGACTTAGGTACATCTGGTTTAGAGTTTAAAGATTTATACTTAGATGGTACAGCACACATAGATACACTAGATGTAGATATTAATGGTGCAGTTGCAGGTACGTTTACTATAGGAAGTACGTTAGGTGTTACTGGAACAACTACTCTAAGCACAGCTAATATTACTACAGGTGTTATTACTTCTGTAGACATTAACTCTGGTGCTATAGATAACGTAACCATAGGTGGTACAACAGCAGGTGCTGGCTCATTTACTACACTGAGTGCTACAGGAACTGCTACTCTGGCTACTGTGGACATTAATGCAGGTGCTATTGATGGTACAACTATTGGTGCTTCATCAGCTTCACCTGCTACTGTAACAGACCTAACTGCTACAGGAACATCAACACTAACTACTGTAGACATTAATGCAGGTAACATAGACAATACAGTTATAGGTGCATCAACAGCCGTTGCTGGTAGCTTTACTACAGTATCTACATCTGGTCAGGCTACACTAGCTACTGTAGATATAAATGGTGGTAATATTGATGGTACTATTATTGGTGCTTCTACTACAGCCGCAATAACAGGTACAACTATTACAGGCTCAAGTCTTGTAGGCCCACTTACAGGTAACGTAACAGGTAATATCACAGGTAACGTTACTGGTAATCTTACAGGCAATGTAACAGGTAATGTAACTGCAGGATCAGGTTTATCTACATTTAATAATGTAACTGTAAACGGTACACTAGATGTTACAGGTACAACTATTGCTAATGTTACTGACCCAACCAATGCTCAAGATGCAGCTACAAAGAACTATGTAGATACTGCAGATGCACTAAAGCTTAACCTGTCTGGTGGAACTATGTCAGGTGCTATTGCTATGGGCGGTAGTAAAATAACAGGTTTAGGTGCTCCAAGTGCTTCAACAGATGCCGCTACTAAGGGATATGTAGACACTGAGGTATCTGCTTTAGTTGACTCATCTCCTGATGCACTAAACACTCTTAACGAGTTAGCTGCGGCAATCAATGACGATGCAAACTTCTCAACTACTATTACTAATTCTATAGCTACTAAGTTACCTCTTGCAGGTGGGACACTAACAGGTGACATTGTAATGGGTACTAACGCTGTAACATCTACAGCTAACCCTGCAACAAATGATGAGCTATCTCGTAAAGGTTATGTAGATGCACAAGATGCTACTAAGTTAAACTTATCAGGTGGCACTATGTCTGGTGCTATAGCTATGGGTACAAGTAAGATAACTGGACTAGGTGATCCTACTGCTAATCAAGATGGTGCTACTAAGAACTACGTTGACACAACTGCCTTACTAAAATCAGGTGGTACTATGGCATCTGCTATAGCTATGGGTGGCAATAAGATTACTGGATTAGGTACTCCTACTGCTAATACCGATGCGGCTACAAAAACTTATGTTGATAGTATCGCAGGTTCTAATACAGCGGCGGCGGCTAGTGCTACTCAAGCGGCTACTTCAGCTACTAATGCAGCAACATCAGCTACAAACTCAGCTAACTCAGCAACAGCTGCGGCTACCAGTGCTACTAATGCCGCTAATTCTTATGATGACTTTGACGACAGATACTTAGGTGCTAAATCATCTGCCCCTTCAGTAGACAATGACGGTGA